AAACATAGCACACTGGCTATTTATTTCTATGCTGATTCCATCAGTAGAATAAGTTTTGTATTCTTTATCAGAATTTAACTGCGCAATATCATTCGCATTTGCTTTCATCTGCTTATCAATAATATCCATGTTGTCATTCTGCACCCCAATATCATAAAAATCAGATCCTTCTGGTTTCGTCAGTCCATAATTTGTTGTCTTTGTTGCCATCTTACTCTCCTTTCAATACAGTATTTCTAACCTGTTCGTTTGTATATGTGTGTAAATAATCATGTGTAAATCCATGTAATGTATCATATTGGTTATATCTTAATCCAATATCTATCGTCATATTCAATGGCACAATCTCTTCTAAGAGTTGCTCGAAATCGTTATACATTTGCTTTCTTGTTAACTCTACCAGACATTTTAATTCCATTGTTTCTGGTAAAATTACCAAGGTATAGTTCCCATTGCCTAGCAAATTATCAAGCCTATTTATAAGATCCTGATTTGTATATGGGCAATCATCATACCACTTTGTCAACACTCTGAATCTTCTATCTTCTAAACTATCTGTATCCTGTGGCTGTATTTTTAAGATTTTCTCACGTCGTGCAATTCCATATTCTGTAGAAGTTCGGATACAAGTGTCTAGATCTCTGTCTCTTATTTCATCTTCTAATTGCTGTCCAACTTTTTCCTCTGCCTCATAGATTGCTTTTATTTCTTCAATATTTTCAATCACAGGCGGAATATTTAACTGCATGACACCGCCCCCTTAATTGGAATGACATTTTCTTTCAACATAATATTTTCTGTCCCACCATTTAGCAATATATTGCTCACATCTGTGATCCCTTCTATGTTATAAATAGCATTTTCAATACCTGCTCGTCTTACAATGATAGAATCACTGTTTATCCAATTCTTTCTCAGTGATAACAGATATTCTTCTACTGCATTTTCGATTTGCGTTTTTAATCCTTCTGCAGAATATCCTGTATCATATACAACAACTGCAGATACATTAACTGTATATTCTGTCACAGTTGCAATCGATACAGAGTGTCCAATTGGTGCAATTCCAATTCCTTCTCCTGTTTGTTCTATTGGATCAACCTGCGTCTGCACATCATTAATCAGCTTGCTTTCTGCTTTTCGATATTCATCTGATATAATCACGATTGGTATAATTGTTCCTTTTCGTCGATATGTTTTGACACCTCCAACACCATCAATCGCACTTATTCTTTCTTTATAATATGCACGATTTCCACCGAACGCCTGAATACCGAACGAATCCATTATTCTCATACGGTAAGACTCCTCATCTTCCTCATCTTTTCCTTCTACCAGAAGTTTGGTTAATGTTGCATCTTCCAGACCATCAACATCATCTAAACACATCAGATCTCCTAACCATCCATTTGGTGCTGTTCCTGGATCTTCACACTCAAGCTTATACTTATGTTCTTCTTCATTGATCACGTCTGTTACAATGTAGTTATAGTCATCTCCTGAAAATTCAGTTCCAATCGGCACCGAGACATTAAATACTCCTTCAAATTCTGCCGCAGTAGCTTCTTCTATGTATCTCCTTCTTTCTTGTCCAAACTGCACCAAATGATCAAGATCAGCGGTATCTGCATATTGATTATCTGTTAATGCTGCAAGTTCTACATACACCTCTTCCAACCTTGCTGCCTGCTTTACACAGGAATGATAAATCAGTGATCCCTCACTTGTATCCAAGCCATCCGGCATATCTTCCATCATACCGTCCATGATATTTTCAAAGGTCATATCCTCATACATCCGTTTCCACCTCCTCAGCTCCGTAATCCGTTAACAACATAAATTTAATATGAAGTGTTTCATTTATCTTTTCAATTTCCAAGTTCTCAATACCATTGACATACGGATTCACCTCAAGACACTCTGTTAACATCCTGTTTATTTCTGATTTCACATACTCATCAGAATATGTTTGTCCGATCAGATTTACCATTTCATTTCCGTATTCCCATGAATACTGAATATATCTATATCGCACAATCTTAATTGCCAGATAAGCCCACACTGCAATAGCTCTTGCGCCTTCTGCGATTCTTCCTGTTAATTTTCCAGTAGTGAAATCTATATCAAACTCTCTTGGATAATATTCTTCTTCCTCTTCTTCATTGATAAGTTCTTCTGTCTCTTCTTCAAATGGAAACCTTATGTATTCACCACCTTGCATATAATTATGTATTTATCGTCACTGATCTGATACGCCAAAACCATGTCTCCATCATTAAGTACTAAACCATCTGCTATGTAATAATCTTCTGGATCAAGCTTTAATTCATTGCATACCACTTGGTCTTGTACCACTCTTGCCATCTGCAATCCTGTGTTATTTCCTTTTTTACCTTGATGCTGCATGATCCTTAACAGCCTCTCATAACTATTCACTAAAGAACTCTCCTTCCTTGCTGCCAGTGTTTCACGTAATATGAATCATTCAGATTACTGACTTTTACACCGCCACTGCTTGAACAGTGCACAAACTTTCCCGATCCGGCATAAATGCCGACATGAGAAGCTCCTGCTTTGTATGTTCCTTGAAAAATAACCAGATCGCCTTTTTTCAAACTCTTTTTTTGTACTTTCGTTCCTTTTTGCGATTGTGCTAATGCTGTTCTTCCGATATTTTTACCTGCTGTGGTTCTAAATACATAAGATGTAAAACCAGAGCAATCGGATTTCCCTGACTGTGGAGATGATGCACCGTAGACATATTTTACTTCTCCTATAAAACTTTTTGCTTTCTTTATAACCTTATCTGCTTTTGTATTACTTGCAGATGTTTGCTTGTATCCGGTACCATTTCCTATAATTGCGTATCCGGTACGTTTTCCAAAACGGTTACATTGAGCTTTTGTTTTCATTAGCAGGTCAAAATGGTAGACACCGTTTACAACTTTGATTGCACCGCCACGATCATTGACTCGATGAACCTTCTTGTCTCTGCTTGTCTTTGTTCCAAGTACCTGTATTTCATTTCCATACTTTATACTAGATGGTGCTGCACATGTGTATTTGCTTGGGTCCAGTTTCTTTCCCTTGCAATCGTAATAACCGCCCTCCATCTTATTTGATGCCGGATAATACGCTGTAAATAATGCCTTTACTCTTTTCCCATTTAATATACCTGTACTTTTAGTTGCTGAAGCATTTGATTCTGCATCATCTTCCTCTGTTTCCATAACATTCTTAAATGCAAGCTCAAGAGTCATCATATAAGTTCCATTCTCAAATACATGCGAATCATTCTCAATCCAGAACTTTCCACACAATCCAGAATCAACATCATTGATTTTTATTCCATATCCTGCTTTGCATCTGATATCTCCAATAGCTGTCAATGACGCACTGGTATCCAGACCCGACAATGTATTTTCAGCCTCTTTCTTTCCATTTCCACTATCAACAGTTACGGAATCCTGAAATGTTCCATATGCTTTAATCCAATTTTTATTGGAAACTGTTCCAATTCTTTTATTCTTGGAATTGTAAATTGCAACCTTATTTACCATGCTGTCTGTTGACTGCTCATAGGAACTCTCTGTGATACCTTCTTTTTGATCCAATGTTACATTTAACATCGATCCCTTTTTTATAACAGATAATTTATCTCCATCCATGATCAGCTGATAACTTGTACCTGTTTTTTTATACGCTTTAGAATATGCTGTAAGAATCATGTTGTAATATTCCTTGTCTTGGAACAATAGTTTCTTAATCTTCATATTCGTTTTTGCAATACTTTTTGTTTTTATCTTTAAGTCTTTGCAGATCAATTGTGTGATCTGCTCCGGCTTCTTTTTCTTAAATTTATAGGTTCCTTTACTCCGGATCAGATATAACATATAATCTTGTGCTGTATATGTAATTGTTCCGGCTTCCCCTTTTCTTTCTCTCTTTGTCAGCTTTCCATGGAATAGCTTGTCTTTTCCATTATAGAAACATATGAGATCACCCAATTTAATGTCTGGCGTTTTAAAGTGCGTATCTCCTGCTGGATTCACTATACTAAACTCTAGCGATCTGGCAGATGAATAAGCACTTCCGGACCAGGTAATGGAACTGATCGTACTGGTAATATCATTTCCCTTCCATTCAACTTTTAAATTTAAGCTCATTTCTCAATCACCAACTTTGTACCTGCATAAATATATCTTCCATTACTGCTTGATCTTCTTTTATGTTTCTTTGCTGCACTTTCGATCACTTTTTTATTCTTCGTATAGATTTTCTTCCAGTTTGAAGAACTTCCTGTTTTCTTTTTTGCGATCTTGCGCAGCGTATCTCCTTTTTTCACAGTATAAGATGTTATTTTTACACTTTTACTGCTTCTTTTTTTACTGCTGTTTTTCTTTTTTACTTTCTTTCCATTTGATGTTTTCTTTTTTGCTGCCGAATATGAGACCGCGATATATTCTTTCAGGTTCAAAGTGAACGCGATATCTCCTGTACTGTCATCTTTTCCATACTCAAGACTTTCTATTGACACTGTTTTGTTAAAGTCAACGTCTCCTGTCATAACAAAAGTGGGAGTCACTTTTTCATACTCCCACTTTTTGATTTTATTGATATAGTTTATCGGATTTGTATCAAATCCTTTATATTGGCAAAATGGATATTCTTGCGCTGGAAAAAAAGAACTTATTTCAATCGTTTCTAAATTTCTGTCTCCAAGAATATTTATTTCGCCTTTTCTGTGTACAGTTTCGGTTGTATTCTGTACAGATGTTCCTATCTTATAGGAAGATGGCAATACCGGAAACCGGATCTTGTCATTTCCATTATTTAACCAAATTTCCCTTCCATTCTCCTTTTATGCCGGTATTGCTTCTAATTTCTCTGCAAGTTTCTCTGCTATTTTATCAATATCTGCTTCTTCTCTCACAATGATCGTATCCGCAAATTTTTCAATCTTATAAGTCTTATTTCCCTGATTCCTTGCCATCTGTACTGACTTATCATGTGGATATACACGCGTTCCTCTCGGGAGATCTATGATCTCTCCGCCTTTTTCGTGAACTTGGGCGATACCACCACTCCAATTGTCTGTACCTCTTGCTAGCATTGGAATCTTTGGAAGATTAATACCTTTGCCGCCAAGTTTCGGAACCCAGCTTGGGATTTTTATTCCATTCAATCCAGAAATCACGGAGTTTACAAGCCCGATCACCTGATTTAAAGGACGTTTTGCGAATCCAACGATTGCTTCAAATGCTCCTTTGAAAATTGTCTTAACGCCATTCCATGCCTTTTTCCAATTTCCTGTGAAAACGCCTTCTAAAAATGTTATGATTCCACTAAATGCTGTTGTAACTCCATGAATTATGTCCAATGTTGATTTAAGCCATCCTGATGCTCTGGCTATAATAAATTTAAATGTAGCTCCAAATACAAGTTTAAATGCTCCAGCAACAAATGTTGCAACTGGTCTTAAAAATTTAACAACCGCAGCTCCTGCTTTTCCTATTTTTCCAAAAGAACTAGCTGCCATTGTTCCAATCTGGCGCACTGTCTTGCCAAGCTTTTGAGTATCAACTCCTGCATCATTCATTGCCTTTACAACTGCCTTCTGCATTTTTCTTGCTCCGGCGGTTATTTTATCCCAGTTTTTATATACAAGCACCGCCGCAACAGCGATCGCCGCCAATACTAAAGCAATCTTTCCTCCAGGCCCTAAGAACGCAGATATACTTTCTGCCTGCGAGAACTTTCCATACAGTGTGACCATTCTTCCTGCAAGACTTCCTATTCCTGTTGTAAGTGTTCCAATAATTTTTATTACCGGACCCACTGCTGCAACAGTCAACGCCATTCTTACAATAAATTTTTGCGTTTCGGGATTCAGCTTTGAAAATTTCTTTGCAAAATCAGCAAGTTTTGTTGCACCTGTAGTAATTGATGGCGCAACAACTTTCAATACAGAGCTTCCAAAGACCGTCAATGAGTTTTTTGCTGAATTGATTGCTTTTCTTATGTCACTCGTTGACGTTTTCATATCTTTCAGGGCTTTTTCTGTTGCTCCTGATGCCTGATTCATTTTCTTTGTTTTCTCTCGAAATGTATCATACTGTGATCCAGTCAATGCGATTGCCGCTGTTAATGCTCTGGAATTACTGAACAGCTTTGCCATTTTATCTGACTGTCCGCCTGTTTCCTTTTGCAAGATTTTTAGTACTCCAGACATTCCTTCTGATTTGATCATTGCCTGTCCATTTTGATATCCATATTTCTGCATTAATTTCGACATGGAATCCGTTGGTTTCAATAAACCAGTAAACAATCCTTTCATCTGCGTGGTGACTTCCGCTGTATTTCCTGTCACACCTGTCAGGGTTGCCATACTTCCAAACAATTCCTGATATGATACATTCAACGATTTTCCAAGTGGAAACAGAGGCTGCATACTTGATGCCAGCTCCTTGTATGTCGTAACACCTAACTTCTGGGTCATAAAAGCCATGTCACTGATTGATTGTGCCGTCTTGACATTCACACTGTCATAGCCTTTCATTCCAGAACTGATCAATGCTACTGATTCTGCTACGGAAGCACCTCCACCTTTAGCCGCTCTTGCTGATATTGAAAAGATATCCTGTGTTTTCTTTCCAAGATCTCCAATGGAACTGATCGTCTGATATACACCTTTTGATACTGTTCCTAATGCAATTCCTGTATCATTCGACACCTGAATCACTGTATCCTTGTACTTTTGCAGATGCTCTTTGTTATCCAAAAGCGTATTGACCTGACCCATATCTTTTTCAAATGTATCAGCCATCTTTCCAGTTGCTCCAAGTGTTGCAAGAATCGGAGCTGTTACATTTTTCGTCAGAGATGAGCCAAAACTGGACATACTCTTTCCAACACTCTTAATCTGGTTCGCCTGCCGTTTCATGTAGCCAACCTGATGCTGTGTCTGCTCTGCAGCTTTTTTCAATGGTTCGGTATACTTATCTATCAGTCGTAGTGTTGCATCAACTACTTTGCTCCTTGTACAATTCCTCTCTTTCCTGGCATTCCTGTCTTATAAATGCTCTCAGCATTGCTCTCTCATTTGGTCCAAGATCATAGTATTGCGACGGAGTCATATTATGATCGCGAAAGAGGAGATATGCCATCTGTATATCTCCTCTTTCGTGAATTAGTTTTTTAGTTCTTCTTCATCGACCACATCTGGACTTGATAAATTAGCAATTTCTGTTGCGATCTCCGGCACTTCTGTTTTAAACAGAATTTTCGCAAGATCAGAGGCATTGATTGCTCCAAAATGTTCTTGCAATTCTTTGCTTTTAAGATCTGGATTGATCACGCCTTCTGCAACTGTCATTAAATTTGCTGCATATCCCTGCTGAAAATTATAATTTCCTGCCTTATCAAGCGGCAATGTCTGTAATTCCATCAGACGCTCCGCATCAATTTCCTGAATTGTGATCGTTGGATCACCAACCAACTGCTGCATATTCCCTGATTTATAAGTTCCTGTTTTACTATCTCGAACATCTTTCTTGTCAAGCTGTAATAATTTCTCTACTAAATTCATCTTATCCTCCTAAATTAAGTCGATTGGTTCTGCATCAGCAAACGTAAATGGGTAGGATTCTTCGCCTAACTTGTTTGCTTCCCAATCTGCCAGTGTAAGCTCATCGAAACTAACTCCTGTAATTTTGACTCTTTCTGTTCCAAGTGATGCCGGATCTTTCAATGCTGTTATGATCGTAATATCCGGCATGATCCCTTTTTTAATATCTGCAAGCAACAGTTTGATCATATAAGAAGAAATTTTATTCATTTTTAATGTTCCAGTTCCTTCTAACTGTGTAATCTTCTGCCCTTTGCTTAACGTATTTGTCTGTACAACATCACTTTTTGTAATCTTATACTTTGCTTGTAGCGCCGTAGATTCCGCCATGTACTGATCATTTAACCATACATTTCCGAATGTTCCATTTATGACATGATCTGGTTTATAATTATCCCTTTGTTACCTCCTGAATATCTTTGTCAGACTCTGACAAACCTTTAAATGCTGATTTCTAATGTTACATCTTCGATTGCATCATTCATTTTGATATTTGCAACTAAATATACTTTATCTCCTGTATTTGCTTTCTTAATATCATCACTACTCATATCTGTAG